CGTAGTCTAAAACATCACATTTCAGCTCTGTTGCTACTGAACCGTTAAATGTATAGAATCCTTTGTGACCCATCCAGAATGCGCCTTCATCTACTGCTACTAATGATTTTCTTGAGGCAATTCCACAAGCCGTTCCAACTCTTTCAAAGCCGTACACATAAGGTGGGCCTGAATATGTCGCCATGTGAGCGTCTTGGTCTGTCAATATAAGAGTTCTACCTCTCATACGAATACCACACATAATTTGACCTTGTGTTTGTAATTCCATGTCACCTGCTTCGTTAGTTGCAGATGGTGTCCAATCAGTGTTATCTTCTTTGTTACACCATGCGACCTTTCTAGGGTTTCCACCTGCTCCAAGAGCGAACACAAACCTTTCTTCTGTCACCACCATCGCTCTATTGTATAACGGTGCATTAGTTACTACTGCTGCAGGGGTTGCTGAGTTCAACGACCACTCATAAATCTTTCCGTCCTTTGAGGTACAGCCTAATAAGTTTTCGCCCCATGTGTCTAAAGACCATGAAGTCACCTCACCATACACACCTGTGCCTGCACGCTCATCGCCATAATTATCTATTCCATAGTAATTACCACCGTAACCAGTGTTTTCTACTGAAGAGCCTACACCGCTAATAAACCCAGTTGGTGTTATATCTGAGGTGATGCCTGAAGGCGTTACAGCATATAAATTAGTGTGAGTACCTAAAACTAATTGTGTTTCCGAGCTGTTATCAATCCAAGCCAACATTCCTCTACATATGCCTGAAATAGAATCTCCACTAGCGTCTCGGGATGTCCATCCACCCACAGGGCGCATAGAGCCGTCATGCCATCTGACTAAACTAGACTCACGCCATCTATTAGATGATTCAAAATCTGTACCGTTTCTGTGTACTCCTGGTGGTAATTGTAATGGTATTAAACTCATGCTGCGTCTTCCCAATTTGTTGATGTTTCTGAAATATTACCCCATGTATTTGCACTAGTAGATTCAACCACCCAAGTCTTAGGGGTTGCTGAGGCCGTTGTCCATATTTTATCTGTTTCAGACATTGTATCCCATGTTTTAGCTACAACACCTACTGTTTCCCACTTTTCTCTGCCTATGGCAAATATAGGTGAATTTGATGACACTAATACATCTGTATTTCTTAATCGTATATAGTCAGCTGTAGTAGTTGTATTAACTGACGTTGCGCCTGTTCCGTTGTATATAAACACCCCTTTAGCGGAGGTAGACAGATAAGAACTAGATACTGCTGTGCCTAAGTTAATTTTCTCTGCAGAAGAAGAAGATGCTGTTGTTGCGCTTGTTGATGCTTCTACTAGTCTAATTCTCTCACATGAGGCTGTAGAAGATACAGAAGTAGCTGCAACTATTGTTTGTAAGTCTGCCTCGTCATATACCTGCAATCCATACAAGCCTGTACCATACTCAAACTTATCCGACCTCTCTAAGAAGAACTTCTCAGCATCTGCAATAAATGAGGATGCAACACTAATACTAGCGCTTGCTAACCTTGTAGCTCTACATTCTGCACTTGTAGTAGAGCTAGAACTTACTGAGGCACTTCCATCTTTAACTCTAACAGAGCTAGAGTTAACTGTAGATGAAGGGTTAATTGATACAGTAACATCTTTAATTCCTATCGCATTAGCTGCAATAGAAGAATACGCTGTTATAGAAGCAGAGCCTGTTGTAACCTTGGCTGTTAATACAGATACTGAAGACGTGGAGGAAATGACTAATGGAAAGCTATCTCTTCCATAATCGTTATCACTGTAATTACCAACACCATAGGAGAATTGCCCTGGTAGTACAAGATGATTTACACCGTACTTCCTTGAGTTATATTTTCCTTGGTCGTAAGCACCTAATGACATAGGTTACTCCGTTTAGTCTAGTGTAATATCTAAGTCGCCTGTCGGTACTCTGAACACATCGCCTGTATCAATCGCCTTAGCTGAAGCTAGTGTTGCATAAGCCATCAGGTTTCCACCTGTTGCTGCATCGAACACACCAACATGAGACACTGTGCCAAATGAGGCTGATGCTGTTGCATATTCTACTGATGAGCTATTTGATGTTGTGTTACCTGTTGTAGTAAATGCTACCGATTGACGTGCGTAAGCTGTGCCTGAAGTAGTAACTTCTGTACCACCACCTGTTTCACCTGGTGCTGCTGTAAATAAANCNANGTATAAGGTAGAAGGCGCTGTNTAAGCACTNCCACCGAANACATGGTCTAAGATTTCTGTTTCTAAATAGTTTGTAAATGACATTATCCCATTCCTCTGTTTTTAAGTGTTAAGCCTGAGCCACTATATTTAGCAACTTCAGACGTTCTATTTAATTGCTGTATTGCTGCAGCATACATCTGCGCCCACACTGTAACTCTTTCGTCTTCCCCTAGATACGGTGCTGAATGTACTAACGCTCCATAGAGGTAGACATCAGGCGCTTCTAGTAAGAGCCAGTTACTCGAATTACTTGCACTTAGAGCTTCTGTCTTTGCATAGTACAGTAATTCAGTGTTTGTGTCAGCAGAAGGTGTTGGATATAACTGAAACTGTCCATCTGCATGTGTATAGTGTGTTGGTGTTCCTGTAGCATCTTCATTAGACGCTCTCTTGTCTGACATTGCTGCTCTTGAGATAAGATTCAGAGGTGAAGTGCCGTTATCTGTTACATGAAACCTAATAGTCTCCATCCAATCAGCAGGTACTTGTGAATATTCATCTCCTGCACTTTGTTGACCACTAGAGCGCTTTTCCATCTTCCAATGTCTAATGTCTCTATTAATGCCTGATTCTGCCAACGCAATAAAGTTCTCTACAGATGACGACAAATCATCTCTATTAAGAAAATCTGATATTGCAGTTTTAAGTGTTGTAAATGTATTTATAGCCATATTTTATTTTCTCTTATTTCTTTTAGCTCTTGCCTTAGCCCTTTTATCAGCTGCCATCTTATTAGGCCCTTTGTTTTTATTCTTAGCTACATTTTTAAGGGCGTTTATAGCGTCACGTGCGTCTGCTTTTGTAGCCGAGTTAGCACCGAACATTGCACCTAAGTCTCTAGGTGTTCCTTTGGGTGGTTGTAGATGAACATTTACAGGAACATTTCTGCTTGGGTTCAACAAGTTTCTGTTTCTTAAAATCTGACTGTTAGTGAATACATTCTCGCCCTGAATAGGGGTGTTTCTGTTTATTGGTCCTAGCTCTTCAGGGGTGTGTTTGCCAAGTCCTGCCTTATTCCTCACAACAGGCTTCATCAATCCTTGCTCTGTTACAGTTAATATGTCGTCTGAGCGGTTAATAGGCCTACCTGCCTTTTTAGCTAGGTCTGTCTCCATTACGGCTTTCTTAAATGTTTCCCAATTCTCACGGCCAAACTTTGCTACAAAATCTAACCCATCTTTCAAGCCTACATTCCTAAGTGCAGCAGGCAATCCAAGTATCCCTAAGCCCATGAAATCTATCATCGGTGTTACATTGCCTAGCTTTTGTGATTGCATAACTAGGTCTTGTCTAACAGCCTCGGCTTCTTGGTCTGTGTTAGCTAACGGTTCAAAACCTAAGTCTGGAGGGTTTGCCAAGTATGGGTGTCTCAGTTTAGCTTCGTCCTCTTCTTGTTTCCAAGATTTAGTATATAAATCAGGATATTCTTCAACAGAATAAACGTCTGACATTTTAGGTGAATGGCCTGCATTGTTTATGCCCATCCTCCATAAATCTATAGCGTTTTTATCTTCATCTGAATACACTGGCCTGTATGAATCTTGAGCTTCTCCCATTGGCACACCGAACATAGTAACAACGCCTGGCTTACCGTATGCTTCATGACCTATTTCACTTATTGTGGATGCGTCGGGTCTTTGATTTAGAATGTCAACAATCTGCTTATCTGTCATTCCTTGTCTTTCTTCATAAGTTATAGCATCTGATGCAACAAGGCCACTGTGTGCTACTTGTCTAGCATTGGCCATATTTGGTTTTGAATTGTACGCTTGCGTAAGCCTATCATTCATAGACGCTTGAGTATTAGTTGCCTGCTCATAAGCATCCCATCTACCAGGACTAAAGTTAGTCGCACCTGACTTTGTTAAAGGGCCAGTATTTCCTGCTCTATTACCGAGAGACTTATACCTGTCTAAGTTAGACTGAAACAAATCACTATCGGTTGGTGTCGTTAGGGTGTTTACAGGGTCTACGTTGTCCGCTTGTTCTGCAGTTAGACCATCCCAAAGAGCTTCTCCACCTGTCCACAATAGGCCTGCGCCTATTTTACCCACATCACCAATTAAACTACCTACTGCATCAACTCCTTTGTCTATGCCTTTTGCTAAGCCATTCTTTTTGCTATCGTCAGGAGGTAGTGTTCCTTCTACACCAAACAATTTGTCCACTGAGTGATGAAAAGCATTAGGGGAAACTCCTGCATGAGCATACTGTTGCCCTTGTGTGGCTTTAGCGTTCATAGCTGCCATTTGTTCAGCACTTGGGTTAATCATGCCTGAAATATTGTCTCTAATACCTTGTGGCATTTGATTGAACTGTAGGTTTAAATCAAAGTTAGGGTTTGACCCTGGCCTTATAGTAGTTGCACCAGGTGGCTTAGAAAAATCAATAGGGTTAGGATTAATATTTTTAGAAAACTCTCTTGCTGCAGCATCATTATAGGCGCGTGTTGGATTTTCCCATCCAAATTCTTGTTTGTCTGTCTGTTTGCCACCCAAAAAGTTTGCAACTGCATCATTCCAAGAACCAGGTGAGCTTGTGTAGTCGCCGCTTGTAATAGAGTCAATAATACCAGGTGAGCTTGTACTGTTGCCCCAAGGGTCTATTCCTCTAGCCCTATCCTGCCACTCGTTTTGCCATTGTTGAGAAAACTTATGGCCTGGCACGCTTGTGTTTGTAGGCGAGCCATCATCCCAAGAGTCATAACCTTCTATGTTGTCAGAATACCACTCTTCTTCTGCAAACGCATCAAAATCATCGAATGACATATAACTCTCCGTTTAAATTTGTTTTCATCATTATAACACCTTCTTATTGCGCTACAAGCGCCTTTAATTGTTCAGGACTCATGTTAAGTATGTTCTCGTAATATGGATTATATTCGTTACTGTTTACGTAGTCCATTAACCCAGGAACACTCTCTACTGCATCCCTAATCGTTATGTTGTCTTCTTCTATGTCTAGCAAGTCTACCAAAGCATCTGTTGGCGCTTTTAGCCCTTCACCAGTGAGTGCAATTGATTCCTCGTCAAGACCCATAAGGCCTATCGGTGCAGCAGCGAAGTATCTTTCAGGAAATTGCTTAAATAGCGCCACTCTTTCCTTCTCGNNATCNATATTTTAGTATCTTCTCTATGCCTTTTTCTATCAACAGATTTTCTGCATCAGTTGCGTCTTTCGGGATAATTGCACCTTTGAAATCANTTATATCTACAAGCGCTTTTGTTTTAGCTTCAAAATACTCTGTCTTTAAGTCCTTAGTTGTAATTTTCAAATCGTCTGTTATGCGCTTAACTTTTGCAAGCTCGTCAGCAGGCCAACCTGTCCACGCTAGGCTTTCACCTTTTAATGAGCTTTCAATTATATCTCCATACCTCTCAAGGTGTCCAAACTCATACGACTCTCCTAGCCTTTCTGCTATTTTCCCAACGTCTTCCACAGCGTCTTCATGTTTGGCGGTAAATATAGCCTTCGATTCTTCTTCTTGGCCTTTTTTCTGCGTTAGTTTATGCCTGTTTTTCTTTACTTCACTAATATTTTTAAACTGGTCTGACGCTAACGCTCTAGCTTGTCCTGGGCCTGTGAATCCTTCTGTGCCTGGCAAGTGAGCTTTCTTAGCCCTCATGGCCTTCATAGCATCTTCTGTATTCCAAGGAACTTCTTGTCCTTTTTTGTTCATAAGCGTGTAGTGCGTTTCACCTAAATAGTCCTTTGGGTCTATATATGGTTCATCAATATACACTCGGTCGCCTATTGCTGCTCGTCTCATCTCCGAGAATGACTCATAGTCATCAGGCAGGTATCCTTCTTCAACATAGTCTTTAGTTGCCTCAAGTCTTGACTCTAACCGTCCAGGTGTCAAATCATCAACTGTATAGAACCCATAATAATTTAGAGTTGCCTCATCTACCTGTTTAGCCACGTCATCCAAATCTGTATAGGCTAACCTAGAGCCTGGCTGTCTTCCTGAATACATATCAGAGCTATGTATATTTGTGCTTAAATTATCAACTAAATTCTTATCGCCTATCAGGGAGATGTCTCCAAACTTTGTAAGAGGATTGTTTGCATTAGAAATTGCCATTGAAGGCATAGGTAGCCCTTCTTTTTGTTTAATCAAGGACTCAGGACTTACGTTGTGCTGTACAACCATCGGCCTGTCGTATCCCTCTCCTATTTGTAAGACTAATTTTTGGTCAGAAGGTGAAAGTGATTTAAACTTACCTATAGTTAATCCTGCTCTGCTTGTTATTGAGGCAAGGTGATTAGGAGTTATTCTGTATTGCGCTGCAAGCTCTCTTGTTGCATCTCCTATTGCTTTCTGTCCTCCTCCATGTCGACCCCAAGCCAAGTGTCCAGGTTTTACCTCAGCAGGAGCTTTGTCAATAAAATTTCTCTGCTCTCTTAAATCCCATGTCGTAAATTCTTGCTTCGAGACTCTATGTGAGGCTAATTTACTTTTTAACGCATTTTCATCTACAAAGTGAAGTGCCGCAACTCCTTTAATGTCTTCAGGGGCAGATTGAGTTCCTTGCATTCTAGCCTTCAAGTCGTCTGCTTTTTTAGGTGGACCATATGGACCTATGCCCATCTGTGGCTCTGGATTTAGCCCTGGTATTTTATCAAAAACCGTATTCATAGTAACAGGGTCTGCTGCCTTTAATGCTTGGTGAGCTGCTGCTTTGGTGATAAAACCTGCTCCAGTTAACATTGCTAACGCCTCTACAGGTCTCTCAGATAATGTTTTTGTGAACCCATCTATTGAGCCATAATCTTGCAGTACCGCATTACCTACTGCTGAGGCCATGTCCTTGTCGTTTTGATTGTAATCAAGCCCTGTTGCGTGTTGAAATGTTCCTGACAATAAATCAATAACAGCCTGCCCAGTTTCAATAGGACTTGCAACCATGTCTACAATGCCTCCTGCTTCAGTAGCAAGAGAAGGCATAAAGTTACCTGCTGCTTGTCCTGATGCAGCTTGGTTTGGGTTGTATCCTTTAGTACCTGCAATAGTTTTTTGTAGGTTGCCGTACCAGTTGCCAAAAGGCCTTCCTACTGTATTCATTAAAGCATCTTTTCCAAACTCTAAAGCCTTCTCTAAAGTTCCTTCTTCAGGTCTTACATCTACAGTTTTAATAGTGTTGTTGACATTAACTCTGTTATTAGCATTAAATTTGTTACTCGCCTGCTTTTGTTGCGCTAAAGATAAAGGAGTGACTCCTGTTGTCATAGGCAAACCTGTCATTGGGTTTATAGCGGCACTGGAACTAGCTCCTGTTTCGTTAGGTGTATTATCACTAAAAGCGTTATAACTACCACCAAGCAGGCCGTGTAGGTCATTACTCTGTGTAGCAGAAGAAGTGTTCCACATGTCTTGGCCATCCCAAGAGAAGTCACCTACATTGCTAGCACCATGAACGCTTCTATAATCTTCTTCGTCAAAATAATCGGATTCCCACCAATCGTCATCTGACATTAAACCACCGAAATCATCTGTCATTACTGCGCTCCTATAGCACGTTGATATGCTGTTATCTTAGCCACATATTGATTGAATCTCTCTAGGATATACGCTGTTTTCTCAGGACCAAGCTGTGAGCCTGCTTTATCAATAATCAT